GGCGAAAAGAAGTACAGTATCGATAAGGCGGTACGCGCCAATCTACTGGCTTTTGCAGAGGAAAACCCCGATGAGATTCCGACCCATGTTGCGGACGTCATTCAATGTGCCGACGATCTCTGGGCGTCGTCGGTTGCGAAGTTCAGCCGCCTTGGCGAGCTGGCTGACGAAGTTGATCACCGTGTACGAGGTGCATTTGTCTTCGCAGGAGGTTCGGCCACTGGGCGCGCGTCAAGCTATGGCGCTCAAGTCCACAACTTCACCCGAAAGTGTGCAGCAGAGCCCGATGATGTACGGCACGCTATGGTCAGAGGCCACAGCATCACCCCAAGATTTGGAAAACGCGTTACTGATGTTCTCAAGGGAATGCTCCGGCCCGCACTGATTCCTGCGCCCGGTAAACAATTCGTTGTCGCTGATTGGTCTGCTGTCGAGGCCCGCGTCACCGCGTGGGCGTCCGCCGACCCGCAGGCTGATGACGTGCTGCAGGTCTTTCGTGATGGCCGCGACATCTATAAGCGTGAAGCCGCCGGTATCTACCGCGTGGCCGAGGATAGCGTCGACAAGGAGCAGCGCCAGATCGGCAAGGTCGCGATTCTCTCGCTTGGCTTCGGTGGTTCGGTCGGTGCGTTTGCGGCGATGGGCCGCAACTACGGCGTCATCATGCCGGAGTCGGATGCCCGTCGGATTGTCGACGCTTGGCGCCGCTCGAACGCGTGGGCGGTGCGCTACTGGGCCAAGCTCGAGGAGGCGTACACGCGGGCGCTGCGCAACCCTGGGCGCGAGTTCTCAGCGGGGCGGGTCACGTACCTGTACAGCGGCCAGCACCTCTGGTACGCGCTGCCATCGGGGCGCGTGCTGTGCTATCCATTTGCTAAGTTCGAGGGTGATGAGATCACATATGTGAAGGCAGCATGGAAACCTGCAGCGGATGCGAAGGAATGGCCGCGTGCTCGCTTGTGGCGTGGGCTTGCCTGTGAGAATATTACGCAAGCAGTCGCCAACGATCTGCTGCGGCACGCTTTACGCCAGCTGGATGATGTAGTGCTGCACGTACATGATGAGATCGTTCTGGAGACGGCCAATCCTGATGCACCCAATACCCTGCAACAAGTGATGTGCACGCCGCCTGATTGGGCGGCTGGTCTGCCATTGTCGGCAGAAGTAGAGACAATGACGCGTTACGGCAAATAAAAAAGCCACCTGGCGGGGTGGCTTCTTCAACTACAAGGACTGCAATGGATTTTATTGAATACTATCAGAAATTAGCACCCGAAGGCGAGACGGCGCTGATTGTGCGCCAAAAGCCACAATTGAAAGCTGGCGAGCTGCAGTTCCACGCCGACGGCGCCATCAAGTGTACGTGGCCTGCGTATCTGCCAAGCCACAACATCAAACCCGATTGGGCCATCTACGGCAACACGGCGTCGTTCATCATCGACCGTTTCGATAACGGCCATGTGAGCGCGTCCGCAGCGAATTGCGAGTACGTGCTCGTGATGGTGCTGGATGACGTGGGTGACCCCGAGAAGGCGCCGAACACCCCGACCGTGCCGCCGACGTGGATCATCGAGACGTCCGAGGGCTCGTACCAGTGGGGCTACACGTTCTCCGAGCAGCCGACGAAGGGCGAGTACGCCGCAGCTATCCGTGCGGTGGCTGATGCTGGTTACACCGACCCCGGCGCCTGCAACGCTGTGCGCAACTTCCGGCTACCAGGCTCGATCAATCTAAAACCGAACAAGAACCGCTTCGCGGCCCGCTTGGTTGAGTTCCATCCCGAGCGCGAGTACACGCTGGCCGAGCTCTGCGCAGGGCTTGGCGTGACGCCTGCGCCTGCCGACTCGCTGACACTGCGCCCGATCCGATTGTCGGACGATGGCGCTGACGACGTGATGGCGTGGTTGTCCGGTCAGGGCTTGCTGCTATCCAAACCGAATCCGCAGGGCTGGGCAGGCGTCATCTGCCCGAACAGTGGCGAGCACACCGATGGCAACCCCGAGGGCCGCTACAACCCCGCCATGCGTGCCTACTGCTGCCTGCACTCGCACTGCCTCGAGCTCGACTCGCACACGTTTCTCGACTGGGTCGCCGAGCAGGGCGGCCCGAAACACGCGCCAGGCTTGCGTGACGAGCTGCTCGCCGCCGTGATGGATCAGACGCTTGCCAAACTGCAGCCGACCGAAGCGTTTCCTGACAAGGGCGCCGAGGTGATCGCCGAGGTAGAGAAAAAGCAACTGGATAGGGTTGAGAAGGAAAACTGGTATTCCCGCTTTGCGTACATTTTGAATGAAGATTCATTTTTCGATATGGAAATGCGGTATGAGATAGACCGCACAGGTTTTAACGCCTTGTACCGGCATGTACTCTGTTATTCAATTCATAAGACAGGCAAAAATTCGCGGCGTATTGAGGCGTCGGTTTGTTACGACGAAAACCGCCACGCTAAAAACGCTTTAACGCTCGCTGGAATTACTTACGCCGCTGGCGAGAGCGTGCTGGTATCGCGTGAGGGGCAGGTATATGGCAATCGCTGGGTCAACCGCCGCCCCGCAATACCTACTAGCACCTGCAGCCCGCAACGCTGGTTTGATCACTTAGAAAAGTTAATCCCCACCGATTTCGAGCGCGAGCACGTCCTAAACGTGATGGCGTACAAATTGCAAAATGCAAACAAAAAGATTAACCACGCTGTACTGCATATTGGCCGCCCAGGGTCAGGTAAGGATACCCTCTGGGAGCCGCTATTGTGGGGCGTAGGCGGCGCAAATAAAGCGAACGTAAAAACCCTCAAGAACGAGGAAATAACGTCGCAGTGGGGCTATTCGCTTGAGTCTGAGATTATGGTTTTTGAGGAGCTGCGTGAGAGCGAAGCGAGAGATCGTCGCGCTCTCGAGAACCATCTCAAGCCGATTATCGCTGCGCCGCCGGAGTTCTTACAGGTCAACCGTAAGCGCTTACACCCTTACGATATTTTGAACCGCGTGTTCGTGCTTGCGTTCTCGAATGAGCGTGCGCCGCTATCGTTGCCCTCAGATGATCGGCGCTGGTTCGTGACGTATTCAGACGCGCCGAGGATGCCTGACCCCGAGGGTAAGGCGTTTTGGGACTGGTACGCATCCGGCGGCCTTGAGGCCGTATGCAAGGTGCTCTATGCGCGTGACGTGAGCCGATTCAATCCGGGCGCCGCGCCACCGCTGACCGAGGCGAAAGTCATCATGATCGAGCAAGGCCGATCGACGGCCGAATCGTACCTTGTCGAGATGATCGAGCGCCGCCTGGGTGAGTTTTCCGCAGGCGTGATCGCATCACCCTTTTATAGCCTGTGTGACCGTTTACAAGGTGGCGCGCCGATGGGTACAAGGGTGGTTCAACAGGCGTTGCTACACGCGCTCAAAGAGGCCGGATGGGTGGACATGGGGCGGCTTATGTCGCGGGAATTTAGCGCCCGTAAGCATGTATTCGCCGCCCCTGAGCTGGCCGACACGGCCACAAAATCGGAGCTCAGGCGGATGGTCGAACAGGTACCGGTTCCGGCCGCCGTTCGGCTTGTCAAGTAAAGAAAAACCCGCCGGAGGGCGGGTCAAAGGGTGAAACGCGCGGGAGAATGGCGCGCGCTATAAACCTAGCACGATAGCAAGTGCGGCCGCAAGCAATAAACCTAAAAGCGCAAACATCAGTCGCCTCCCGATAGATAATCGGCCGCTTCCGTTTCCAGGCGCTTGATTGTCGATTCGCTCAGATAGTCCGCGATATCGGCGTAATGCTCGGCGACATGGGCATGTACTAGCCAAGCGGTAGCCGGTAGCCCTACAGAGGCATCAGCGGGCTCGAAATCAACCCAAATAGACCACCAAGTATCGTCTAGCAGTACGTCGACGCGATCGAGGTAGTGCGGATATGGGCGGCCGCTGGATCCGGCCGCTGCAGCGGTATTAGTCATCATTGAAAACCTCGCATAGTGGAATTGTCGGATCGTACTGCGCGGCCGTTTTAGCGCTTGCGCCAGCGTATTGGACCGGCTGCAGAAAATTGAGTACGTCGAACCGGTGAATGTATTCGGCCGTTGATACCGATTCAGTCCAGAACGGGAATTTGCGGATATCTTTCGGCTTTTTCGGCCGATAAGGTTTGCGGGCCGCTTTGGCTAATTCAATCGGGTCTCGGTCAAATTTCACTTTATAGGTTGTTCCGTCGACAATTATTGTTTGCATAGCTCCACCTCCATCAGATAAGTATTCAGCAGCTGCAGCGCGTGCTCGGCGCTTGCCAGGCCCTCATCGGGTTCGCCCATGTTATACAGCGCGGCCGCTAGGGCCGCTTGCGCGCGCCAGAGTAGCGCTTCATTCGCGCCAGTGAGCGCGGCCGTTTCCTGAGCGCCGATGAGCGCTTCTTTTAATTTACCCATGTTTTAACCCCCCTCTACTAGTTCGCCGCCGTCCGTTTCCAATGCGACAAGGTTATTATCTTGGCCAAAGTGATAATTTGCTTCGGCATGTAATTCATCAAAAGCGGCTTGTTCACTTTCACCGCGCACCCATACGGTGCATTCAAAGCGATATAGATTCATTTTTTAACCCTCCATCAGTATTTTTTTAAGATACGGTATTGCATAGCCGGTCAAATTCGACAGTTCTTTGAGTGTCATATTGAGATTTTGCTCATATATCCGCCGGATATCATCATGCGTTAATCCGTTAATTGAGCGCTTCAGTGTATATGCCATTGTTTACCCTCCGTTTAAGTTTAAATAGTGCAGCAACCGCAGCACGGCGCGTCGATACAGCGGCCGCGTGCGTTGCGGTAATAATCGCGCGGCCCGTGTTCACCCACTAGCGTGATAGTGTCGATACGGGCCGCTTTGCGCTCCAATAGCACCGAGCGGCCGCGCTCCCACTGGATAACATCCCCGGGCAATATGCGCGCGCCGGTGGCCGCGCAGAATCCGTCATATCTAGCCGTAATTGTTTTCATCATGCCGCCAATTTGATGCGGATCACCTTGTTCATTTTCTTGCCATGTGCAGGGTAGGCAATCACCTTGACCTTTTTGTCATAACAGGCGCGGCATGGGCCGCAAGCGCCGCCATTGTCATAAGCGCCGCAAAGTGTCATACCGCGCTTGGCATCGCTCGGTGTCGGGATGATGACGCTGCCATGCAATCCGCGCGTATATTCGCCAGTAATTGAATCGCTAGAAAAGCGCACGCAGACGTTTTTGAGCGCTTGCATTTCCGACAATACTTGCCGAAATTTCGGAAATTTATACATGCGCGTGGGCAGCCAATGCTTAACCCATGGCGTGCGCTTCATTACTTCGAGAATCTTTTCAGCAAGCGCCAAGGTATACATGTCGCCCGAATCAAACCAGCGGAAATGCGTATCGCGGGCTAATTCGTTGACCATATCATCGGCCCACGCCAGGCGCTGCCAATCTTCTTTATTGTGACGCCGCGGCGCTTTGACGTTTTCGAACCGATAGTTTCCAGTAGTGGCATAGCATCCCGCGCACGCGTCGACTAATACGCCTGGCGCTGCAATTGATCCTGGGCAAGTTTCGAGCGCTTGTAAAGACCATGAGCGCACGCCGTCAAGTTTTGAAGTAACTGAAATTTTCATTGTTATTTGCTCCCAAATATTTATTAGAATGACATTAGAAAAACGAGCATTACGTATAGCCAAGCGCCAATGAAAAGCGCTGCGATTACTTCGAGAATTTTATTCAGCATGGTCTGAGCTCCGCTGGCGGCCCGCTTGCGCGGGCCTGGTAGGTTTAGATAATGAATTCCGGTTCGACATGCAATTGATGCTCTACTGCAAATGCGTGCAATTCGTGCGCGGTTTTGCGCACCAATGATGCGCGAATCATGGCGGACAATGCGCGCGCTGCGGTATCGCGCATGTCATTTGCAATATATAGCTTTACGTTTTCCAGCTGTTTTGTTTGTGCTTTGTTCATTGTTTTCGCTCCCGTGCTTAAAATTTAATCAGTTGATCTGTAAGACAATCATTTACTACCCGCACACAATAGCACAAAATCAGAGAATGTCAAACAATTCTTTACACTATTTTGCGTTACTAACTTTGCATCAATTTGTAACGGAATTTAGCTAATTTGTAGCCATGAAAATGCGCGTGATGACTAACGTGAGAATCAAGGCGGCTAGCGGCTTTTTGCTTTTTGTTAGTCATGTTAGTCATTTTTTAGATTAAACCTATAGAACTTTTATTTTGATATTTATATGGCAATAATGCCATGCCATGACGTGCGCATACCTGCGCGCGCTCCGATTTTATTTCCATGACTACATGACTAACATGACTAACATAGCATTTTGACAAGAAAAAAGTTACCCACAGATTTATATATAAAAAAACAACAGAAAAAGGGCCCTCGGCCCTCGCTTCGTGTTAGTCGGCTACATGACTAACAGATGTTAGTTAGTACTCACTAACTTGCCAGGCTAACAACTGTTAGTAAGCGCTCACTAACTTGTAAGTAAGTGCTCACTAACTTGTAAGTAAGTGCTCACTAACCTGGCTGCGTGTAAGTAAGTGCTCACTAACTTCGAGGGAGGGGGGTGGGGGCCCGCGCCTAGCCGGTCACGACCACGGAGGTGTTGCACAAAATTTTTTATTTTTTTAAAAAAATCCGTTACCATCAAGCCATGTTCAAATCCATCCCGTTCACCCCACGCAAAGTGGAGGCGACAGAGGCGCGTCTCCAGGCGATCTATGACGCCGCCGCTTTGGGTCTGAAGGGTGACTCGCTGGCGTTAGCGGCTGGATTGCTGCCTACTGAATACAGACAGCTGTGCGAGTTGGATCCAGTAGCTGCGATGGCAGAACAGAAGGGTCGTGCTGACTCCGAAATGGAGGCGTCCATGCACCTGCGCGAAGCTGCCCGTGCTGGCGACAGCAAGGCGGCGCTGGCTATACTGCAGCACAGCCACGGCTGGACAGCACGTCAAGAGATTAGTGTCGACATCACGAACCGGATCAGCATCACGCAGGCGCTGCAACAGGCGCAGGAACGCGTGATCGACGGTCTGATCACCGAACAGCAACCGCACACGTTACCCACCAAACTGACACATGGCACAACAGCCGATCTATGACGCCGAGGGCGAACAGCTACTGATGGCGCGCCTATGGGCGCCACAGATAGCCGACGACCCCGAGGCGTTCGTGCTGTTCGCCTTCCCTTGGGGGCAAGCCAACACGCCGCTGGCCAAGTTCAAAGGCCCGCGCACCTGGCAGCGCAAGATACTGCGACGCATCGCCACGCACATCAAGACCAACAAAGGTCAAGTCGACATGGACGCCCTGCGCACAGCGGTCGCGTCTGGCCGGGGTATTGGTAAGTCGGCTCTAGTCTCTTGGTTAGTGCTGTGGATGCTGACCACTCGCATCGGATCCTCCGTAATAGTGTCAGCCAACAGTGAGGCGCAGCTCCGGTCAGTGACCTGGGGTGAGTTGACTAAGTGGCAAGCGATGGTGATTAACAACCACTGGTGGGAGATCAGCGCAACCAAGCTGACGCCTGCCAAGTGGCTGACGGAACTGGTCGAGCGCGATTTGAAGAAGGGTACGCGCTACTGGGCGGCAGAAGGCAAGCTTTGGTCGGAAGAGAATCCCGACAGCTACGCGGGTGTCCACAACCACGACGGCATGATGCTGATCTTCGACGAAGCCTCGGGTATCCCCGACGCGATCTGGTCGGTGGGTGCGGGCTTCTTCACGGAGCCAATCCTAGACCGGTATTGGTTTGCGTTCTCGAACCCCCGGCGTAACCAAGGCTACTTCTACGAATGTTTCCACGCCAAGCGCAACTTTTGGCAGACGGAGAACATCGACTCACGCACAGTCGAAGATACGGACAAGCAGATATATGAGCAGATCATTGCGGAGTATGGCGAAGATTCGCCGCAGGCTCGGGTTGAAGTCTACGGTGAATTTCCATCGGCTGGCGAAGATCAGTTTATTGGTGCGAGTGCTATCGACGACGCCGCCGGTCGGCCACGCTACAAGGACGAAACGGCGCCAATTGTTATCGGCGTTGACCCAGCTCGCGGCGGCGCGGACGCAACCGTCATCGTCGTCCGGCAAGGACGGGATTTAGTCGCGATCAAACGCTACCACGGCGAGGACACCATGACGACCGTCGGACGGGTGATTGATGCCATCGAGGAGTACCGGCCAGCACTGACAATCATCGACGAAGGTGGTCTTGGCTACGGCATACTTGACAGGTTAAAAGAACAGCGATACAAGGTGCGGGGAGTGAACTTCGGCTGGAAGTCCAGCAAGCCGGTCATGTGGGGGAACAAGCGCGCCGAGATGTGGGGCGCGATGAAGGAGTGGCTGAAGACGGCCAGCATCCCGAATGATCGGCAGTTGAAAGCGGACTTGACCGGCCCGATGAAGAAACCCGACTCGTCGGATACGATCTATTTGGAAGGCAAGAAAGAGATGAAGTCACGCGGCCTCGCCTCGCCGGATGCAGCAGACGCCCTCGCGGTGACGTTCGCGTTCCCGGTGGCCAGCCGTGAGTCAGGTTACGAGCGTGCGGCACGGCGCAGTGATGGCTACACGCCCCGCGTAGCAGCCGCAACCGGCTGGATGGGTGCGTAATGGCTAAGAAAGGCGTGTCGCTAAGCGTTGGACGGGGTGAGAAGCTGCCCGTCAGTAAGGGCGCGGGGCTGACCGCCAAGGGACGTGAGAAGTACAACCGCGAGACGGGGTCGAATCTGAAGCCGCCTGCGCCCAGCCCGAAGACGAAAGCGGATGAAGGACGTAAAAAGTCGTTTTGCGCAAGAATGTCTGCCGTAGCGGCGAAGGCAAAGGATGGCGAACGTGCCAAAGCGTCATTGAAAAGGTGGAAATGCGGATGAAAAAGCCAGGCGACCCAGGACTGTACGCTGCAATTCACGCTAAACGCGAGCGCATCAAGGCTGGAAGCGGCGAAAAGATGCGTAAACCGGGCGCTGCTGGCGCACCGACGGCTAAAGCGTTCAAGCAATCGGCCAAAACGGCGAAGAAGGGGAAGTAACATGCCGCTGATGAAGTCAAAATCGGAAAAAGCCTTCAAACA